TAGACCATTCCCCATATCCATCCCCGGTGTTTATGGGCGTAGGCGATTCCGGGCGTAGGAGACATCATGGACTTTGACGGCGACGGTTTAGACGACGTTGAGGAAAGTGGGTCGCAACTCCGACAGAAGTTGGAGTCGACTCTTAAAGAGAACAAGGAACTCGCTAACGAGTTATCCGGCCTAAAAGCCAAAGAGCTGATTACGGAACACGGATACGGATTGGTGAAACCCGAAGATCTCCAAGGAGTCAACCTGAGCGAAATGGCTGAAAGAGCTGAAGCTCTCCAAGGAGAGCGTCAAGCAATGCAGGCCGAACTCGCAAAGGACATGCTGGCCAAACGTGGCCTCGAAGGCGATGAATTGGAGCGGGCAGTCAATGACTTCCTCGCTCCTGAAGCTCATGATGCAGCAGCTCATTCAAGGGCTCGAGAAGTTGCAAGCGTGGGTGGTGTATCCACTCCAGCTAGCAACACTCAGAACTTGATGGGTCTTGATGCGATTGATGCAGCTCTTCGAGGAACCGGATAACCAGCTCCTACATCCGATTCCTACACAGGAGAAATAACTAATGGCCGCAGGCTCATTAAGTCTCCTCGAAGCTGCCAAATATGGATCAACGACCTTGGGTCGAGGCGTAGTTACTACCCTCATCCAAGAATCTCCAATTATGGAGATGCTGCCGTTTACTTCCATTACTGGCAACGCTTTGAAGGTGACTGTTGAGGACACCCTGCCAGATCCTGCCTTCCGTGACGTGAATGAGTCCTATACCCGTTCAATGGGTACAGACACTGAGCGTTTCTTCGGTTGTGCGATTCTGGGTGGAGAGGTCTTCATAGACAACTACATTGTTCGTGTACAGGCTGATCAAATTTCAGCTAAGGCACGCCAGTACTCGAAGTTCTCAAAAGCGATGTCTCGTACATTCGACAAGAGCTTCTTCGATGGCACTGGCACTTCGAAAGATTTCAAGGGCATCAATGCTCTAATCGACGAAGGTCTTGGCCAGAAAGTTGAAGCTGGCACTAACGGTGCGACACTTACTCTCGACATGCTCGACGAGGCGTGGGACTCCCTTCGTGGACAATCCGCCCCTGACGCACTGTTGATGAACCGTACGCTACGTCGCAAGATCAACACTCTTGCACGGACCACCTACTCGGGTATTTCGTTGATTGACGTTGGAACTGACACCTTTGGTCGTCAGGTCAACATCTACAACGGCACCCAGATCAGGATCATCGGTGATGACAAAGATGGCAACGCCATCCTTGACTTCGATGAAACTCAGGGTTCGTCAAGCGTGACCAGCTCCATATACGCCATCGCCTTCGGGACTGATGAAAACGTGTATGGCATCTTGGGTCTGGGTGGCTCATTCGACATTAAAGACTTTGGTGAAACCGAAGCAGCCCCAGGTCACCTGGGACGAGTCGAGTGCTACCCCGGCGTTGTCGTAGCTAACAGCTTCTCTGTTGCCCGTCTACACGGCGTTACAAACACCTAAGGAGGCTGACGTATGGCACAAGCAACACGCACAGTAGGACCGGGCACAACGATCCGGGACGCAAAAACAGCAAGTAATGTCATCTTGGCTCAAGGAAACATTTCAGCAGATACAACTACTGCTGCTTCATCCATCCAAGTTGACCGTCCTTGTTTGGTCAATGTTGAATTAGTGGTTGGCACTGTCGCCGCTGGTGTGACTGCATTCGAGGTCGAAGTATTCGGCTCCGATGCGTCAAACGGCACAGGAAACGTGGTCTCTTATGGCCGTTTCCAAGACATCACCAATGCTGATGACAACACAACTCGTGTTCTAGCTGCACAGGTGTACAAACCGTACATGCATGTAGTTATGGACCACTCAGGTTCCGGCAATGCGAATGTGGGCGTCTTCGTCCGCACCCCGTATGACCGGCGCACAGATAGCACCACTGCTTAAGTAGTGCTCCTCGTGGTGGGGTCCGCCCTTTGAATCCTTCGGGGCGGGCCCCAATTCCACATCTCGAAAGGTCTTAATTTTTTATGTCCACTGAAACCACTGATTCGAAAACGTGGGATGTTCTGGCCACTGTTGAGAAGTGGCATCGAGCCGCTGATCGCAAGGCGGGTCTCCCGCCAGATGAGGTGGTTGAAAAGAAGGACAACCTACTTCTTAACGAAGGCATCACTGTTCTACTTAATCTTCTTTGTGGCATTTCGGCCACTGCCTTCTCTAACGGCAACGCCTACATTGGTGTAGGCGACTCGTCAACCGCTGCGGCTGCCGGTCAGACCGGTTTGCAGGCCAGCTCCAACAAAGATTACCAAGGGATGGAGTCTGGGTATCCGAGCGTAACTGGTCAGACTGTTACGTTCCGCTCCATTTGGGCTTCCGCTGAAGGCAACTTCGACTGGAATGAATGGACAGTTGCGAACGGGTCGAGTGACTCTGCAACCAACCTCAACCGGAAGGTTGCGGCACTTGGAACAAAAGCCTCAGGGTCTGAATGGACTTTGACTGTAGCGATAACGGTGAGCTGAGATGGCAACTAACTATCCCACATCTTTAGATACGACTACTCAGCAGCCGAACATTTCGGCTACGGATGAGATGGATGACAGCGGTGTTGAGCATGACATTGTTCACACCAATCATTCACAAGCAATAATTCAGCTCGAGACGAAACTAGGTATCGGTTCCTCGGCCGCTAATAGCGCTTCGACGGACCAGATCCTGGTTAAGCAAGCAGATGGTTCAACGCAGTGGGCCGCTAACCCCGGTGTTGGCGCTCTCACGTCGTTGAGCGGAGCTGTACTCGAATCGACAGTTAATGCGAAGGGCGATATTTACGCTGCGACTGCCGATGACACGGTTACTCGATTGGGGGTCGGGACGAACGGTCAGGTACTGACTGCTGATTCTACGGCTGCTACTGGTTTGGTTTGGGCTGCTGCTGAGTCGCCCATCCCTCTGATTTTGGCATTGAGCTGAGGTAGGACATGGCAAATACATTTAAGGTTTTTAACTGGGAAGCTCATACTGCGGCTGGTTCAAACACGTACACAGTTGGGGCTTCGAAAGTCGCAATTGTGTTGCAGATGCAAGCAGCAAACATTGGCTCCGGCACTCACCCTGTGAGCGCAACTGTGACAGACACTTCTGCTGGTACTACCGAGTTCATAGCGAAAGCTGTGTCGGTTCCTCTTAACGCTGCTATCGGCCTTGTCGCCGGTAAGCAGGTGTTGGAAACGGGCGACGTGCTTGACGTATATAGTGACGGAGCAGCGCAAGTCGATGTGACGTTATCTGTTCTTGAGATTGACATTTAATAAATGCCGGGTATTTCGGCGGGTAAGACGTGGAGTAGGATCGGAGCCGAAGTAGCTCCGACTTCTAGTACTGCGTCTGGTGTCTGGCAGATAGGTGAGGTTGCGGAGAATGTGGGGGCCGGTACTTGGCCGACTCATGTCAAAGGGACGATGGAATACATTGCCCAGTACGCAGCCGACGGTTCGACGGGAGAGTTTGAGTTCACGAGTATCCCTCAGAAGTATCGGTCGTTGCGGATTGTTATGTCGCAAGGAAAACGAGTTGGTACTGGTACGAACATCGGCATTTGGTTTAACGGTGACAGTACGGGAGGCAATTACGGCTACTCGGTAATGTACGGCTACGGATCTAATGCCAGCTACCTGTTCAGTCGAAATTCTGGCACGATCAACATGGGCGACTGTCCGACTGGTAACGTCAACGATTCACAAATTTGGATGTGTGACATCGCCAACTACTCCAACGCCAGCACCGGAACAACGTGCCATATTTGGCAGGGCGCAAACCAGCAAGGTGGTAACAACACGGGCATAGGCGGTTTCGCTTACTCAGTGGCTAGCGCTATCACCACAATCGAAATAAATTCAAGCGGTTACAACCCCGGCCTCTCCTACAACTACGACACGCCTACCTTATTCACCTTGTTCGGAATTGGACTGGCTTAATGGCTGACTTTGAAATTATTGCCGAAGGCACACTGTCTACCGGTGCAAGCTCAATCACTTTGACGAGCATTCCACAGACGTACACTCATCTGGAGTTTCAGATATCGGCTCGTGGTTCCTACGCCTCGGCCTATCCCGGTTCTAGTCAAATGCGGTTCAACAGTGACTCGGGAAGCAACTACGGCGGCCATGACGGCTATGTCAGTTCAGGAACAGGCGGTGCGGAAGGCTACTCACTGAACGCCCTTACTCAGACGTATTACTCAAATGCCTTAGCGCTCGACAGTTGGACAGCAAACATTCAAGGCTTCAGCAGTTGGATCATCCCGAACTACACGAGCACGTCGTTTGCCAAACAGGTTTATAGAACGGCCTCGGTAACGGACGCCAGCAGCATCTACACCCTTCGTTTCGGTAGCAGCGCATGGGACAACACTGCCGCCATCACCCAAATTGAACTTCTTGAACCCTCAGCAGGGACGGAATTCATGGCGCAGTCCTCATATTGGCTAGCAGGGTGGGCATAAACCATGACGATCACAAAACTCGCAACCCTGACAGCTAGCGGCGTATCGTCCGCATCGTTCTCAGGTATCTCGGGAAGCTACAACGACCTCAAAATTCTGGGAAGCGCTCACTCCGACTGGACTGGTTCTTGGGGCAACACGCTCCCGTACCAAAAGATGAACATTCAATTTAATGGCGATACGAGTTCCGTCTATTTCGTTTCCTACGGCTACGCCACAGGAACAACCGCAACAGGTGTGACGGACGGCTGGACATCCTCCACATCCGCTCAGGAGATCGCAGTACCGCTCGCCCCGAACTCCTATAGCAGCCAAGACGACTTCAGCGCTATCGAGATGTACATTCCGGCCTACGCTGGTTCACGACAGAAAAGATGCAGGGTGCAGGGTTCGTTCATGACACCTTACGCATCCGTCGGTGGCCCAGACCCAATAGCTATTGTGGGCAACGGTGGCTGGGATAGTACCTCAGCGATCACTTCGATCAGTTTTGCTCTCGATTACGGCGACTTCGTGTCGGGCACCTCGTTCACCCTCTACGGAATAGAAAACTCATAGGAGTAACCATGCCTACAAAAGCGATTGTGGATTGTTCGACAGGCGAACAAAGCTACGTTGAAATGACAGCGGAAGAAGTGGCCGCCCGTGAAGCGGCTGCCGAACGAGCGAAGGCCCAACATGACGCCGAAGTTGCTGCGGAAGAAAAACGGGCCGCAGACAAAGCATCAGGTGATGCCAAGTTGAAAGCGCTTGGTTTAACGGACGACGAGATCGCTGCACGCTAATGACTTATGGTGAGAATGGCTCTGTGATAGGGCCACAGAACCTTCCCACTTCTAGCGCTGCTTCTGGTATCTGGTCTATGGGGGAGGTTGCTGAAGCTGTGCGTGGCGGGTCTTGGCCTGAACCTAAAGACGGCTGGTTCTACATTTTCAACTACCAACCGGGTACCTATTCGACTAGTGCCACCAATATCGGCCTCAACAGTTCTACGGGACAAGTTATCTTTGGGGGTCACTCATGGAACCCAGACATGAGCAAATATGCGGCGACTTGGGCACTTGTTGACAGCGCTGGGACTCTCAACACAACTACTCAACCCATCATCAGGGCTTCAACATACGCCTACGACGTTTACGGCTCAATGAATGGCTTGCAGCTAGACGCCAATTCAAGCAACGAGTGGTTCACGCCGTTCCGTTTTCAGGGCAGTTCGCAATTAAACGTCGGTATGTGGATGATGGAGTCAGATGGTTCGTCAAAGTTCACGCCTTCTGGCTTCGGGCAAACGACTACTGGTTACGGCTTCACCAGTTCCTGCGCCAAGCTCGACTCAAATGATCGTCTCCTCTACAGCTATCAAACAACATCATCAGTGTCGTCTAATGACCAGTACGAGATCTGGTGTTTCCCGAACACATTTCCTGCTAGCCCTAGCAGCACCACCGATTGGAAAGTAAGGGTGTACGCAAGTAGCTACACCACCTACCCGTACTACAACAAATTCAACCCAACGGGCGGCATCGTTGTAGGTGCCTCCGACGATGTTTACATCGGTTTCCAGAAGGGTTTGGACGCTAACCTTTACTCAGGAACTGTCGGTGCCTATCCGTGGGCGCTTGCGAAATATAACTCCAGCGGCACCCGTCAGTGGATGAATTGGTACGGCATGTCCTACGGAGGTAGCTACAAGGTTGGCTTCTCAAAGATGTCGTCTATTGACTCATCAGACAACGTTTATCTGACTGGCTACAACGCAGACAACGGAACGTCAGGTACCCCGGCGATCATGAACAAGGTTGACTCGTCTGGAACTCATCAATGGCATCGGTGTTTCTACAACACCACGGCATCACAAGGAAACACTCATCCTTATTACAGCCAAGGTGGCTGTGTTAAAAGCGATGGGTCTTTGGTTATCCAGACCGCCTACACCTACCTCGACACGAGTAGCACCAAGTACAAGAGCTTGCTCTTTGCAATGAACAGTTCTGGCACCGTTCAATGGGCGACCAAGATCTCAGCAAAGAAAACCTCGGACAACTCAGAGACAAGCATATACGTCAATGCGATTACCTTTGATGAGACAGGGGATTACCTTTACATCAATTTCAGCCTGAACTGGGATGGCCGCAATTTTATGATGCCAATGAAAATAAAGGCCGACGGTACACACGATTCCACGGGGACGGCGGATGTGTGGGACCTCGGCGGATCGACAACAACGAACCTTACCTTCACGGTTGAGCCACTCTCAGCAAGCGATTATTCAACGTCCAACAGTTACTTCAGTGTTTCTGGCGGCTCGATCAACAGTTCGACCGGCTACTTCCACGAAGGCGGAACAACTAGCGGTGAGTGGACATTGGCGAACAGTGGCAACTACAGCACTAACCCTGTTGATGTTTACAACCGTCCGAACGAGACACTAACAGGGGGAATCTAATGCCTCGACCAGAACATCCCGGCCCTTTGGCTTTTCCTCACGAGATAGATCGCTGGGAAGCGTACCCACCAGATGACTTCTTCGATGAGAACGGCGACGAGGTGCAGTTCGTTTGGGATCAGTCTCTTTTGGAATGGGTGCTCCCCGGTTATCACCGTGACCCCGATAACTACGAATGGGTGAAAACATGAATTACGGTTGTCGCCCGTCGGTACTAATTAACTAGTTATGCCTGCCGTTGCGTACCGCAACGCCGAGCTGTACCGGCACGAGGCGAAGTACCAGTTTGGTGTTTTCCCTCTCAAGTATCGGAACACGTATGACTACCGGTCGAAGGTCACCTATCGAAACGGGGTAGACGATCCGATCTCTGACACGTTCAGTGTTGCTGACTCGGCAACGCTAACCGTTGATGTCACTCCGACGGACACGATCAATCTCACGGAGTCAACTCCGAACATTAGTGTCGAGTCGCTTGCAGCTCAGGGAACGACTGACTCGCAGCAGTTCCTTGAGGCCACTATTGGAACGGTGGGCCTGAACCTCACCGAAGCTATCAGTGGTGCTGAGACCTTAAACACTCAGGGCACGTCGGTTAATTCAACTGACTCAAGTACCGGTACCGAAGGTACTCCCGGCCTGTTCTTCACCCTTCAAACAGACTCTGGTTCTGGCAATGACAACTGGGTGTCGACCACTGTCACGATGACACTCACCGATGCTGCTGCAGCTCTGGAAGCTCTGGGAGCTGTGGCTATCTCGTCGACTGACACGTTCAGCTACTCGTACGGCTCGTCGATGCAGTACCGCACGAACTTCCAGTACCAGAATATTCGTGATTACCGTTACCGATTCGGTCACATGGCCATCGGCTACCAAAGCGATTATCCCTATCGGATGGAGGGCATGTACGGCGAGGGCCTCATGTCCGGGATCATGGTGGATGTGGCTCCTGTGGATGCGGAGAATATGTCAGCTCTGGAGGAGCTGGACTATTCAGGCGGCGGAAATAACAGGGTCACAGCTCAGTCAGACGAGATTCTTGTGGCTTTCAATATCACTGGCCCATTCGGTGAAGTGGCCCAGCATTTAAGCCATATTGCCGTTAATAGGTACCGCCCGACCCCTTCAGCGGTGCGTAGAAAGTGACGTTTCAGGGGTAGGAGTATGAGATGGCTACGACAACCACGGTGACCCTCGGCGGGCTCATAGATGACACGTTAGAAATGTTATATCGCACTAGCGAACGTCCCTTCCAGGTCACAGTTGGATCAAGCGCATTGGACTCCCCCACCGATACAACCTTGACGGTCGATGACGCTAGTCGTGTACAAGCGACTGACGTTCTTGAAATTGGTGACGAGCTGATGTTGATAACGGCGAAGAGCAATGATTCGACGCCCGTTTTGACCGTTAGCCGGGGTTACGCAGGGAGCACCGCAACAAGCGGTCACGCAACGGATGCGACCGCACTAATTAATCCACCGTGGCCCCGCTCTTCTATCAGTGACTGGATTCAACGTTGCTTTAAGTCCGTCATGAATGCCCAGCTTCCGCACAGAGTGACGGAGTCAATGACCCGGACCACTGACATGCAGTGGGTGCTGATGCCAGAGAACACCATGAGGGTGTACTCGGTTCGTCACATGATTGGTCAGACTGGCCGCATCATTGATATTGGTGGCTGGCAGTTCGAGCAGGACTTGCCGACTGGTGTGGTGTCGACAGGTAAGGCGCTTCGTACACCAACGTCAGTGGAGAACAACGACTCGATCATTGTGGTCTATCAGACTCCTTACGCTTTTACCGGGTCTGGTGATGCTGCAACAATCGATGTGCCTATTGGAGCTGAGGACATCCCAGCTCTGTGGGCGGCGGCATACGCCGTCACTCGTCGAGAAGTGAACCGTACCGACGTGGACAAGATCGAGGAGTGGAACCAAGAGGCCGCTATGCGGCAGGGAGTTAACCTTCGTTGGGCTCGAGAACTTTGGGGCGAGGTCTACCGGCGAATCGACGAAGCCAAGTCAATGCAGGGCCTGCCTAAATACAGGACCTACAGAAAGATGCCTCACTTACTATGAGTCTCACACGATCATTCCAGAACCTTGTCCAAGGCAAGTTAAATACTGCTATCGCTTCTGGTGGGGCGACTTCGATCTCTGTCAACATTGACGGTAATTTCACTGCGCCTACCAGCCTTTCAGCCTCTAACTATCTGATGATGGTTATAGACCCTGAGGGCGATGAGCATGCCCCGGAGATCGTGAAGGTCACAGGTGTTAGCGGTTCTTCGAACCCGTACACGTTGACTGTGGTTCGTGGCCAAGAGTCAACTTCAGCTCAAGCCTGGGACGCTGGTCGCACGATTGTGGCTGCGCTTACTTCAGGGATCATGGACGATCTCATGATGACTACGTCGAATCTGACGTATAACCACACCTATGAAAGATTAGGGATTAAAGATGCAACCGCTCCGGGAACTTGGACTGCGGGAGCTGATACGCCTGATCAGGCTTTACATATTTATACGGCTGATCCTGCGATTCAGCTTGAGCACACCACTGGCAACATCACGTCATTGATCTCTGGTGCTGCGAACGGTGAGCTGACCATTGAGTCAGACACAGCAACAGCCGCTGGTGCTACCGCAGCAGTGAAGCTGAAAGTGCAAGGCAGTGACCGGTTGGAAGCACACCCTCTTGGTGTCACTGTGACTGGTGCTCTAGCTAAGACAAGCGGAACTTTCGATATTACACATCCACTGTTAGGAGAGGAGAAACGACTTCGTCACTCTTTCGTGGAGGGCCCTCGGGCAGATCTGATCTATCGAGGTTCCGTCACTCTCGACTCCAGTGAAGTGGAGGTGTGCATGGACGCTGAAGCCGGGATGACTCCGGGGACGTTTGAGGCCCTGTCGAGGGATCCTTGGTCGATTGTGTCTTGCCCGAGTGGCTCTCCAGTCAAATGGGAAATGAACGGCTGCTGTCTAACCATTAAAGGTGAGATCGGTCAACAGGCGATGTGGATTGTCATCAGTGAACGTCAAGACCCTGAGTATCTCGCTACCGAAATGACCGACGACGACGGCAACTTAATCGTCGAGTACTAATGACCGCCCTTGCTCTTTCAGCGTTAGGGCGCAAAGCAGTCGCCGGTTCAGCTCCAGCGCCCGGTACTGCTCCTACTACTACAGGAGTGACAGCCACGAACGCTCCTGCGAACGTTGACGCTTTGTCCACTGTGAGCTGGAGTTTTAACAGCCCGGATGGAAAGAATCAGGGGGCGTATCGTGTACAAGCTCAGAATTCAGCGCAGTCGGTCACGCATTGGGATAGTGGTTGGAGGACTGGCCTTGATCTCTCTCTTGCTGTGGATATGGACGAAAATGCAATCCCGGCCGCTGTAACGAAATGGAAAGTATCGACCCGTGATAGCTCTGGGGTTCACGCTCCTGAGGCTTCTTCAGCGGATGTCGATTACACAGCGTGGGGCACACCTACTGTGACAATCACCACGTTGGAGGGGGTAGCGAAACCCGCTGACGATCAGATGACGATCACTCAGGCAACCGACGTCACTCTGGATTGGTCGTTCTCCGATGGAAGTAACACCCAAGCTCAGTATCGGGTTCGGGTTGTTGACCCGGACGCTACCGAATTCGTTCATTTCGATTCAGGATGGACAACCGGGTCAGGCACATCGTTTGATATTCCGTTCACGTTTATGAGTGGGCAGAACTATTCGATCAGGTTGCAAGCAAAGAATAACTATGGCCTGAGGTCTAGCTGATGGCCAGTGAAGACACACTCCTAGTATCTGTCGAGTATCCCGACGTTCATGCGTTCGCTGACGAGAACGCTGTTGGTCGTCTCTATCAGGTTGGCATTAACGGGACTGGCTACATGTTGGCGGATAACCCCGATAAGGGCATGGAGTATTTACGAACGATTGTTCCTTTGGATCCTCAACGTCTAGCTACTTCAGACACTCCGTTCTCTGAAGCGATCGAGAGGTACAGCTTCGCAGCCGCTGATGACTGGGATGCAGGTGCCGGTCAGAAGTATTACCACCGAGGAGCTTCAACGGCTTCTGCTTACTGGGACAGCGTGGGGTTAGATCCCTTCACTGAGAAAGGTCGAATCAAACTATTAAATGCGACTGTCCTTGAAGAAGCTGAAACGTATGCCGGACTTAAGCTCGTGGTTGTTGGAGATGACCTTTACTACGTCTCGTCAGCTACGGAGGTTTCTCGAATCCAGGCGGCTGGCGGATCGCCTTCAGACATCACTGTTGCTGGCGGCATCACAATTAACGACCTTGCCTCCGACGGCCAGTATTGGTACGCAGCGGATGGTGATGACATCTACCGGGGGACTACTTCCACACCGGGTGCCGCATGGTCGACACAGGATGCTCTCTCAGTCACTTGGGCTGCGGGGCGGATCTGTGCAGCGGTCAAGTCTTCGGGGTCGACCGCAAACCGATTCACCACCCTCAACGATTCAGGAGCTGAGGAGAAGGCCCAAGGTCATTTAACTCTGCCTGTTGGTTCGACGATCACTCTTGGCGACACATCGAACGGGCATTTCTATTTCGGTGGCTACGCCGGAACTAACGGCAGTGTGTATGCATGGAAGCTCGGGGTCGACGAGTCGGGAGACTTCTTCGTACCGTTCGAAGCATTAAAGATGCCTGGGGGAATGATCCCCACTTCAGTAGCCACTGGTGGTGGCTATGTGTGGGTTCGTGGGTATCGACCAGAAGGTTCGAGCGCAGGGCAAGCAGTCATCTTGCAGTGTGTGCCTGACGGATCAGGGGCTCTAGTAGCAACAAC